TCATCCAGCTTTCAAACATATACACGCCATCAATGGCGGTGCTGTGTTCAGCGTTGACGTTGTGCTGATTGCCCTGCTTGAAGTACTTCTGCACCATCTTGCGGATGGTTTCCCTTTGGAAAATAACAAAATACTCGCCCCGCGTTTTGTCGCGGCGTATGATCGGCGTATCGGCAAGCATCAACGGCCCTGTCAACACGCGCTTTTCGCCTGTTTCGGTGAATCGCATCTTCTCTTTGCTGAACGCCTGAAATGGCCGTTCAATCGCAGGGGATTCAACGAGTGCGACGTAGCTAACGCCTTCGTCAACTTCGTCAATGGTCATCAGGTATACTGGTAGTTCCATAGCGTTAAATATCATCAGTTGCCCAACTGTGCAAATTGCCGAATGGTGCGCAGCCTGTTTTGTATCCCACTCACGTCGGACTCTACGACGTAGGCGCGTAGTGGCTGGCCTTGTGGCTGCCCGGTGTTCGGGTTGATCAACTGGCTATTCGGGTTCAGCGCGTTGCCCTGTGGCGCTGCCATGCCTCCGCCTCCGCCTGTGCCAGCTGTGCCGCCTCCGCCTCCGCCTCCGCCTCCGCCAGTGATGCTCCTGACCTGCCCGATGCTCGTGGCTGCAATAGCCGCGATGCGCAGGCCAGCGTTAATCTTCGCCATCGTGCTAAGGCTTAATGCCTGCGTCACGCCAGCAGCACCAGCTGTCAAGGCGTTAGCAGGGTTCAGCGCTGCGTTGGCGTTGATGCCTGCCAGTTCCTTCTGCAAGTTTATAACAACTTGCGCTATTGCCATGCCTTTCTCCAACGCCAGCGCCGCCAACATGACGGCTTTGCTCTTGCCCCCGAGCAATCGCATAATCTCAACCACGCTACTCGACGCGGCGTTGTAGAACTGAACACGCGCATCATTGTACTCCTTCTCACGCTGCAAGTCCTCTTGCCGCAGCTTTTCGCGCTCTGCGTATAGCTCATCTTCAATTTGTATTTGATAGTCCAGCTGCGCCCTCTGCGCATCTAACTCCGCCTGATCCGCTGCATCTTGCTGCTCTTGAATCTTGGCCGTACGTTCAGCGCGCAGTTGCGCCAGCAATAGGTTAGTGGCTTCCTCGTTGCCCTTGACCTTAGCGAGGCGCTCCTCATAGCTGGCGTCAATCTGCTCCAACTCGCGCTCGTTGGCAGATAGGCTGTTTTCTAACAACACCTGCCTGCTATTGGCAATGATGCCGTCAATTTCCTTCTGCTTCGCGGCTGCAGCTTCCCTCTCCTGCTCTTGTTTTCTCTTGCGCTCTTCGGCGGCCTTGTCGCGCTCTTGCTGTTTCTTGTCCGCCTCTTTTGCGGCGGCGTCCTGCTTGTCTAACTCCACCTTCTTCAGATAGCTTTCATACTGCGCCCGCAAGACGTTATGCTGATGCCGCGCCTCTGCCATCTCCTCCTCGTTTTTCGCATTCTGCAGCCGCTTCCTGCTGATGTCGAACTCCATCGCAAAGACCTCCGCCTCGGTAGCGCCGCGCTCCTTGGCGATTTCAGCGGCACGCTCCATCGACTTAATCTGCTCGTCAAGGTTCTCTTTGACTTTAATCCCCAGAAATCCCTTGACCGCCGCCGTCAGTTTGTCGAAGTTGGCAATCAGCAAGCCAATGGCTACCACCGCCGCGCCGATGCCTGTTGAAACAAGTGCAATCCTGAACGCCTTGAGTGCGCCACTACTCGTCCCCACGGCAATCGCATAGACACGCTGCGCCGCTGCGTTCAGGTTGACCATAAGCGCGGAGTCCTTGTTCAAAGCATTGGCAACAGCCGTTGCACCATTCACCAACGCCAACGCCGCCTGAACCTTCATCATTGCCTTCTGCACGTCCTCACTCTCCTCACCGAACAGTGCCGCTGCACCCTGGGCAACAGCAAAGCCGCCTGCAATGCCTTGAATCGCAGAGGTGAACGTGTCCAGCGTTCTGGTGTCCGACGCCAACGCCTTGACCTGTGCGCTCGTGTCGCCGATAGCGTCCTTCAGCGATCCTGCCTCGGCAGCCATCCGCCGGAACTGGTCGGTGTTCTTCTGCCCCGCCGCTTCGAGGTCAAGCATCTGCTTCTGAAGGTCGCGGAGGCGTGCCTTCGCTGACTGCGTCGCCTTCTGGGTGTCGTCCTCCGCCCTGACCTTGACGGTGATCTCTTTGTCTACATCTGCCATAGTTTAGCTTGTTGGGTTGTCGGGTAGTAAGGGAATAGCAACGGTTTGGCCTTCATTCAAGTCCAGCATCGTCACAGGTGCGTAGATGCTGGCGTTGATCTCGCCATCGGTCTTGGCGGTTGGGTCATCGCTAAAGGTTGGGTCAAGCGTTGTAGGCACAAAGGCGTCTATTGGCAGCACCCGGCGCATCGTCACCCTGCACAGCGTTGACTGACCCACCGCGTAGTCCTTAATCTCCAACAGCCTCCAGTTGATGCCCTTCCAGTAGATCAACTTTCGGAAGTCGAGCGTTGCAATGTCAGTAGACGTCAGCAACATCGTGCATTCCACGGTCATCGCCTGCTGGCTCGTCAACTCAAAGATGTAGCCGTTCCAAAAGTTGTTGAACAGGTTGTTGTTGTTATAGCTCATCGGGTTGCCGCTCACGTCGTAGGTGCGGTAGAAGATACGCCTCGGAATGCCGAATGACAAGTCAAAGTTTCCGCTGGCACTGGTGTCGTATGGATTCTCCAAGTGCGTCGCCAAGCTGATGGCAGATGCAACATTGATGACAGATGATGGCACGCTGTTGTTGTAAACTTGGCCGTAGTAAAACAGAAATGTTGGATTCAGTCCTGTGTTGTTCGGCTGAACGTAGCCGCTGTGTAGCGCCAACCGATAACCCAGCTGCAAGCTGCGCGGATTGCCATTCCCATCGGTGTCGAAGCCACGCCCCGCAATTAGGTTGGTCGTGTACTGTGCAGGAATTAGCGTCTTAGCCTTGAGGTCGACAACTTGATCGCCACTACGATTGTAGTTGCCACTGTCGTAGATGCGCGATCCGTACCCCTCCTTGAACTCGCTCTGGTACAGCTTGCCGAGCGCGTCGCCGCCATCGGCATACTTGAAGACATAGCGTTTCTTGCTGCTCGGATCGCCCATAAGAACGGTCATCTCCGCGTTTTCGTCAGACTTTTGCGACCAGTCCAGCCGCGTAGTGTTGTAAAAGCTTGTGAACGGCTCAATGTAGATGAGCTTGGGATCAAGTGGCGACTGATAGAAGTACAGGTTGAACATCTTTTGCAGGTCTTGCAAGAAATCAATCTGCCTCACATCCATCGGCAACCCCTTCTGCATGCTGATCGTGTTGAACCGCCCCATCGTTGTGCCTCTGATGGTCAGCCTTCGATTGGTAATGGTCGCTCCGCCTGTCATCGTTGCAAGGCGTGTGCAGACGATGTAGAAGCTCTGCTGTGGTTGCAGATAGATGGTCGTGCGCCAGTTGTGCTGCATTTGGCCAAACAACGAACGCTGCGCGGTATAAACAGGGCCAGTTGGATTTATGTATTTAATTTCATAGCGCAACACGTTTGCAACGCTCGGCGTACCTGAAGCAATCGCGTCAAAATTCAACTCAATGCCATGCGCAACCGTGTCATCATTGCGGAAGTAGGTGTCAGCACTTACAACGATTCCGCTGGACAAAGTAAAAGGCGCGGTGTTGTTAGTTGGGAAGGTGACGTTTGTGCCGCCCGTCGCAACTGTTAGCGTCGTACTCCCGCTCACGTTGCCGCTGATGTCGCTGTTTGCGGTTAGCACCCAGTCATTCGCCCAAGGCACGACCAGCTTTGAAAAGACGTTGCCGCTGGTGCTGAAGAAGTTCGATTCGTACCGGTAGCCGTGCTGCGCGAAGATTTTATCGACGAGCATCTTGGCGAAGTAGCACGGCCGCCACTGATAGATCGGCACAAGGTTAGGCGCGATGTAGCCGTATAAGTTCAAAATAGGCGCAAGCGTGCCGGTAGGCACAGTGCCATTGACGTCGGCGTTGCCCTCCGCGTCGATGTAAGCATAGCAATAGCCACTCGTCGTGCTGTTGGCATCACCCGCGACGATCACGTCAAGGTTGTTGAACTCATGGTCGTAGGTGTCAACTCCTGCCGTTGACGCAAGCAGCGTTTCACCCATGACGCTGAACAGGCTGACGCTCTCGCCGTAGATGCTGATTTCGTAGGTTGCCACGCCCCGCGTGACCCTCATCGCCATCAGCTGCATTGATCCGCTGAAGACTTGCACGCCATCACTCCACACCGCGCAGGTGATGCGCTTGTTTGGCGTGAACCCACCGACGAAACTCTGCACGTTGTAGGCGTGTCTGAAGGCGTTGTCGTTGCGCGGAGTGCTTGGCAGCGTGATCGTCTTGGAGTACGTTCCGCTGCGTCGCGTGATGTCCTGCGCATCCTGTATCGTGTACGTCAACTCGATGTCGAAGTCCTCCATCAGATCGAGGTCGACACCTGATGCCAGCTTGTTATCGGCGTCCGGGTAGCATACAAACTTTATGTTCATAGCGCGGTGTTTTCGTAGCCAACTTGAACGTCAACGCTGATCTGCTGCAATTTATCAACCACGCGCTTGCGTACGTTGTAGGTGTTGGTCTGCACCACGACCGGCACTAGCTGCGTGCCAAGTTGAATCCAGCACTCCGAAGCGTAGATCATCTCTTGCAGCCATGTGAACTCCGCATCGGTGAGCCAGTCGCTGTTCAGCGTGTAGGTGTCGCGGTACGTCACCGACCACTGCTTATCATACACGTCATCGCCGTAGACGCTGGCGTTGTAGCCGTAGGTCTTGCGGTCAACATCGACGCGCTGCCTGTTCATCCGTGTAAACGTGTAGCCGTCAACACCGCCGTACATGTTTCGGAAGAAAACACGCAGGTCGTTGTAACGCTGGCAGTTGTCGATCGTGATCGTGTATGTTGGGGTGCGGTCTTTGTCATCAGCGGCGTCATCCAAAATAAGGCGCACCGTATAGCTTGCGCCTACCAACGGAAATAGCACTGATCCGTCGTCGCTATCGCTGGTCTGCCCTGCCGTCAGGTTGTACAAGCCAAGCGCGCCCATGTTGAAGTAATTGCTGATGTTGCTGCTGCCCGTTACAGTGAAAACACGCGCACTTGCCCCGCTTGTGTCGTTGTATTGAATCTCCGCAACTGGCGTACTGCCTGCCTTGATTAGGAATCCAAGAAAGTCATGATCAGCACTTGCCAACGTATACGATGTAGGTCTGTTGCTCACGGTGACCGTAGCACCCGCTATCGTGTTAGCCTGATACCCACTCGGCGAATAGGCCGCGTAGTCCTGCTGGCGAAACGCCGCCTGCCACGCGATCAGCGACGCTAATGCTGTGCCGCCTGTCGCCACGGTCGGAGGTGAGCCAAACTCCTCGCGAAATGTCAGGTTCGTGTTGACAGCGTAGCCGCCATCCTGCCAGCCGCTCGTCAGCTGTGGTATCTTCGGCGCAATCAGCGTCTCAACGACCTTGCTAACACCGAAGAAGCCGTTGTTCGTCGTGGGCAGCTTGTCGCACTTCAATCGCGCAGATGATAGCGACCCCGACACGTCGCAGACGTAGCGGAAGTTGGCAGAAGCGGTGTTGTTGCTCGACACAACCACGACGTCGCTGTTGCCGACAGGAAGCAGCGAAGGCAGCGCTGATATTACTGTTATGCTCATACGTTGATTGAAATTGATATTTCTTTGCCCACGACCTGCGCAATGCTGCTCACCAGTTCGTCCATCTTCGCCTCGCTTAGTACCGGGTTGAGGAATGGACGCCCCTTGATGCCTCGGCGCTTGATTGACTTGGCGATGTTGTATGCCGCCGCGTCGATCTCATCAGCAGGGATGCCCAGGCCTTTGTCTATCGCCCACTTGCGAATGTCAGCGACGTCTTTCTCGCTGGGGTTGATGCTCCGAAAGCTGAACGGCGCGCCCCTGTTGACGCGCACACCATTGACGCCGTACTCTACGAACTTCCAGTACGACGCCATCTCCATAGCAACCTGCGCGACTTTCTGCTCTACCGGCAACTCTGCGAAGCCTACCGATTGGCGGAGGTTGAGCGTAGCCTTGGCGTCAACGCGCTCAATGCCTTCAACCGTCAGCTTAATGACATCCTGCATCCACCGAATTAGCGCCGCGTTCACGTCAGGAGATCTGGACAGGCTGAACTCCTTAGTCACGTCAGCGCCGATGCCCAGTACGTCGCCTTCTATCTCTGTGGTAAATTTCATGCAGGTAAATATCGCAGCGCGGAAATCTATGCACTACGGCATAGCCTTCATCAGCAACAGCGCGTTCATGAACTCCCTTGCCGGCATGTTGAATACCTGGTCCATGCGCAGAGGATCTTTGCCGGCCATCCGGTAGACCACACCGACCCAGCCGTAGTTCGGCTTTTTTACGCCTTGGCCGTTGTCGTCGTCATCTCCTGATCCGTCAAAGACCTCCGCATAATCGTCAACAAAGGCTCGGAAAGCTGCAAAAAAAAAGCGGCATATCCCCAAACGTCACCCATGTTCATCTGCAACATCGCCTCTGCGCGCTGCTTGTGACCCTTGCCGTCATACGCCTTCGGCCACCACTTCCACACCTTGCACTCCCTCGAAAGCGTCGCCAATATCAGGTGCAAATTGTCAATAACACCCTGCTCGCTCGTCATGTCGTAGGAATACAACTCAACCAACTGCCCCGCGCTGATCTCGTCGATGAACCACTCAAATTGATACCACTTTCCGGCAACCTTGGCGTGACGCTTGGCAGCCAGTGACGATAGCGATTTGCTGGCCGCGTTGATCTCACCATAGCGCTTGTTGACCTCCGCAATCGTCATCTTCTTGACCTGCTCGATCGGGATGCCGTCAAGAACGGCGATGACGCCGATCTTCTTGTCGCTGGTCGTGTAGATGCTGTTGGCCTCAATCGACACAATGCGCTGGAACTGGTCGACGGTGATTTTGTTGAGGATGCTCATCCTTTTATGGCTTTAAGGTAAAGTGCATAAAGTTGGCCGCATACCGTTTCACTGCGATAGTTAGCAATGTCTGCAGGTACTGTTAGCATATCGCGCTTGGTCACTGCACCTTCCGCGTTAAAGTGATAACTCATCACACCCTTGCCACACATCCACGCCTCTATCGTCGTTCTACCTATATGCAAACCACATGCAAAGTGGCATCCCTTAACCAGCGTTTCAATGTTGCTCACCGAATCGCAGTAGTGAACTGGAAAGCGGTCAATCAAGTCCTTTAAGTAGTCGCCATGATCATAACCCACCAACACAAATGGCCTGTCGTTTTCTTTGCACCACGCTGCCGCATCGTAAATCATCGCCTTGCGCATGAAATCAACAGTTCCCGCCAGTAAAACATAGCCGCCATCCTGAACGCCATCGGTGTTGAATCGGCTGTAATCAACTGGATTGTAGATGACGCTTATCTTGTTTAAGGGAACGCCATATCTTGCGTGTATTTCGTGCTTTTCGTGTTGAGCTATACTGATATACCCCTTGATGCTTTCGTGCTTCACAGGCCGCTCTAAATCGTAAAAAACGCTATGTATCGTAGCGACCTTCGGTGTAGTTGGAAACAATACGCACAGATGTTCAGTGACCTGCTTGTGCTGAACATGGATGACGTTGTACGCCTCACGTCCTGTCAACTCTGTCCACGCCTTAACCTGCACGCCTGCCATCTCAGCCTCTGCGATCAATGGGTAGTCCATGTATGGCGAGGTGACCGTTACGTTGTGTCCCATAGCTTTCAAGCCTTTGGCAACGTGCAAGACGTACAACTCTGATCCTGTGTACTTGCGAAAAAAAAGCGATGCGATTAGGATTCTCATTT